TCGATCCTTATCACGTCGGAAAGATGGCGGCATTCAATGGAAACCCTATGGTAGACTCTGTAAAGTGCCGTTGTCCTCAGTTTCAATTGACTTTATTGGCGGGGGTAATAGATACAATTGGCACTGTCAGAGAAACGAATCGATATATCCTCAAATCATTCAAAAAAGACCGGGCTTTTAGATCCGATTTGAAATTTATTGCTAGATCTCTTGGATATGTTATCAACGAAATTGCGGATATCAATGGATCTTGGAATAATACTAGGGGGGTCTACCAAAGTATTTACTCCAATACATCGCGCGATGAAATACAAATGGACGTAGACACCGATTCACAAGAGTATGATGAAGAAGCCAACGAATACGTTCCAAGAACAAAAAACGAAACCACTTATTTGGAAATTTGTAGCACGGATTACATATCTATTCACGAAATACCCTGTAGGAAAACGATTGGACGAGAAGAAGGAGAAGGAGAAAAAGGAGAAGAAGGAATGCGATCTTTAACATACCCAATATATGTCGAACCCATTGGTGTAGACGACTATTACGGATTCGAGATCGACGGAAATCACAGATTCGTATTAGCCGACTTTACTGTTACACACAATACTGTAATGGCACTCAAAATCACATCCTTGGTAAAAAAGAAGACACTCATTATTGTCCACAAAGAATTCTTGATGAATCAATGGATCGAAAGAGCCCAAGAATTCGTCCCATCAGCCAGAATCGGCAAAATCCAAGGACCCGTGTTTGACGTAGAAAACAAAGACATTGTTATTGGAATGTTGCAAACCCTGTATGATCGCGAATTCCCAGAAAACGCATTCGACACATTCGGTCTAACCATTATTGATGAGGTCCATCGCATTGGCAGCCAACAATTCTCCAAAGCCCTTTTGCGAATTATGACGCCCTACATGTTGGGAATCTCGGCAACAGTGGACCGCAAGGATGGATTGTCCAAGGTACTACACATGTTTATTGGTGAAAAAATATACACGGAATCACGCGAAGATGACGACCCCGTATGTGTGCGTGGCATAGAATATATTTCGGCAGACCCCGCGTTTAATCTCATGGAATACGATTTCCGAGGCAATCCCAAATTCAGCACCATGATTTCCAAGATCTCCGAATTCGGTCCAAGAAGCGATTTCATTGTACGAATTTTGCAAGATTTGGTCCAAGAAAACCCCGAATCGCAGATCATGGTCTTGTGTCATAATCGATCGCTTTTGACATATTTCTATACAGCAATAAACCATCGCGGATTTGCAACGTGTGGATACTACGTGGGTGGAATGAAACAACACGATTTGCAGGAGACTGAGGGCAAACAAATCGTGTTGGCAACGTATGCCATGGCGGCGGAAGCCTTGGACATCAAGACTTTGTCGATATTGGTCATGGCGAGTCCTAAAACAGACATTACGCAATCTGTGGGGCGAATTTTGCGCGTCCGTCATGAAAAACCCATCATTGTTGATATTATTGATAAACACGACATTTTCCAGAACCAGTGGCGTCAACGAAAGACGTTTTATCGGAAATGCAACTATCGGATTTTGACAACGGATTCTGTAAGGTATGCCGGATTGGGGACATCTTGGACAACGTCGTTTGAACCAAAGGCCGTCCGTGTTACACCTTTGTGCATTGAAAATGCACATGGAAACGTTGCCTTTTCACTCATTTCACGCCCACAAGTGGGCGTTTTGAATGAGAAAAGGTGTAATGATACGGCGGTATGTAAAACCACGGATAATTGCGACGAGGATAGCGAGACAGTACCTAAATCCCGATGTTTGATTTCGATCGCAGACTTGGATCTGGATAGCGACCTTTAAGGGCTATCCGTGTTTTTGTAGCCAAATGGCTAGAAAAAGGTGGATTTCTCTATCTGTCTTGTAAATGTATTTATCTACCGATAGACATTAACCTATCGGTGGATAATATATATTATCCACCAAAAGAACTTGGACTTTCTAATGTTTTTTAGCCGTTTGGCTAAAAAACTCCGATAGCCCTAGGCGTTTTCAACAATTTTGAAATGAGAAAATGTTCTATGTAATATATAATATATATATAAATGTCAGATAGGCCAGTATCGCTTAATTCTCTGCAGTTAGCTGCATTGTATAATAGTTCTTCGCAAAATACCAATGGTATAACATCATTGTCCGGCGAGTTTGATACTTTGTCCGGCGAGTTTGATACTTTGTCCGGCGAGTTTGATACTTTGTCCTACAATGTAAACACTAGCATGAAGTTGGAACCTGCTTCTGTAAATATTGGCACTACATTGAATTTTATAGATAGTTTAGGCGAAAGAATGTACTACCCATATTACGTTTATAAACTAATCATGGATCACAGTGGTCAAATACAGAATTACTACCAAAGTCATCATGATCCGTCTGGTCAAGCTAAGTCATATAGTGCTATTTTAGATCCATATATAAATGCGCGATATGGAACAAACAAGGTTGATGATTTATTCGGTGTACGCCAACTTGATATCACCACTACAGATCAAGGTGAAAGCATTTTTTATATACGAACAGGAAAATATAATATGTACCAAGGCCTAAGAATTAGTCAAGTTCCGAATGTTTCTGATAGAGCAATATTTTTAGACTCCACAAACAATACTACTGCAATATTATTGAATTTTATAGATGAACATTCAAGAATGCCCTCGTGTGGGTTTTATAGTCTTTTTATGACATATGAATTTACAAATGGTCCTAAACAAAGTTTTTTTATTGTCATGCGAGATATCTTAGATTCAACAAAATGGATCGCAATTTCATCTGGTGTAGACTATTCCACGACTGTAGAAAACCCAGATACTGTCTATCTTAACAATAATGCACAGCTTATTATTGATGGGGGTAATAATACAGATATCGGGTTTAATAATTTATTGTATAGTCTATATATTAATGCAGGATCTTCAGGAATATGGCGCGATACAGACGTAGACTATAAATGGACGTATAAAAACGTATTCAATATAAATGAAATGATCTGTATACAATCATCGAAGTATCCACAATGGAATAATAATTATGTAGGCCAATGTTTTATTCCGGGATCGAATTTCAATGTTACACAAATGATGGAACAGATATTGACCAAATTAAACAGCTTTCCTACACTCTTAGCCAAGCATGTTGTCTCATTAACATACCAAATGGAAAATGACACCTATTTGGCGTTTATACAAATGGACACTAATGCCAATGGTGATCTCATTTTTCGTCAAAGAGACATTAAACTCAACGATTTGGGTATTTATGGACCAACGGTCAATGTTGTAGGTGATACATCGATCCGCGGTGCATTAAATGTCTCTACTAGTTTGGCCGAATATCCCATCATACAAACAGATAGTGTAAAAAATACCACATGCTTCTATGAAAAGGTGGGTATCAATGTGCAACCATTTCAAGTACAAGGAATGTTGGATATTGATAATTTGTCGAATACGCAGATTGTAAATTTGGTGGAAAATTTTGCGCCCTATCAATTAAACAGCTATTATGTGATAAATGCTCTTTTTGATGACTTTACGAGCTCTAACATGATCGATGGTTCATTTCAAGAAACCGTCATCCAATATTTTACGTCTCCAAATTCACTTTATTCTTATACAAATGATGTTGCTATTTTCAGAGCGCCAATAGAAGACAATACGACTGCAGTTACATTTTTACATTCACCTGATCAACTATTTGGGTTTAATAATTGTACACTCGATTCTTCCTATTCCATGGTACGCATTAGTAAAATCATCAATGAAATTAAACAAATGGTTTCTATGAACGATATTTCCGGATCTATACCAACATTTACATTCTCTTTTGTAGAATTGTTAAACGACGGTATAAATAATTATATGTGTTCCATTCGCGCTGCCGTTACACAAGCAAACGATCACCACGATGTCTTGTTTGTAATGTCATTTTTGCCGGTGCAATCCATCATGAATAATACATCTTATAAAACTCGCTTTACCAAGATAGTTGAAGCGTTTTCTTCACTTAATCGTATGTTGAACTATAGTTGTTTGCTATTACAAACTGAATCAAATAACATTTTTAATACAATAAGGGGACCGAAACACGACAGTGTTACAAGTTTTACATATCACGTTAACAATGGTGTCTTCAACGAACGCTTTGGACTACCTACTAGTTATGTTTATTCTATGAGCGGTGATGTGTTTCAAACAAACAGTATTCCTGTATCGTCGAATTCTGTTGCACCTCTTGTTAGAATGTTCATTGAATTACACCCTGAACAGAACGGTCAACTATTGAGCAAATTTTATTTGCCAAATACAGATATTCCCGTGACTCATAGTACTCAACTGGCTCTCTCATATTATCAGAATTACTATGGATTTGATAGTTCGAACCAAAACTTTATCATATGGTATCAATGGGAGAGACAGGAAAAGATTGCATTTCAAAATCTTCTCACAATTAATGGAACAAATTATTTGATAGGAACAGGTATCGATCTTGTCGATTTTATTGATAAGAGTGTTCTTTCTCATGGCGATGTTATTTCGGCCGGTCAACTTACCGTATCCGATAATTACGATCAAGATATTTTTAAGGTAGACACTGTTAATAAAACCATTTCGAATATGTACAAAGTGGGGGTTGGAATGAAAAACCCAAATTCTACTCTAGATGTGAATGATAGCGGAATGCAAGACATTTTGAATGTCATTGGTCAATTGGCTGATAGTATGAGCTGCATTAACTATAACTATCAAAAACTTGTAAGAGCAATTAATTATGATGTGTCTAACGGTCATATTCATCCAACATTTGGTCAAATCGATCCTAGCCAAAATACAGTAACAGCATTATTTAATCCAAGTGGTAATATACTGTTAGACCGTTTTACAAATATTGATAATACTGTAATAACGCAGTCCGTGGATAGTTATTATTCTGTAAAACAGATTGATCCAATCAATGAAAATAATATTAAGGAGGTTTATTTTTGGCTTTATCCAAATTGGCAGGGTTATCCAGTGTCAAAAATAATTGATCCAAATAATCAGTCGTCTGTGTCCCTAGCTATATCTGGATATAATAAATTTATAAATACAAACCTATTATTTAACAAGAGTTTCCAAATATGGACAACCCCATGGGTGTTTGGTCAAAAGATAAAGGTATCCAGAAGCTATGTTAACAACAATGGGAATATTTTTTCCATTCTTAATGGCGTAAATTTACAAAATAGTGGATTACGATACCAAACCAATCAAAATAATTATTTATTGACCGAATATCTTGGAGCATATTCCACATATTTAAATTATATTTTGCTTCAAAATCAAGAAATATTTGACATTAGTTCAACAATCATCGAATCTATACCAAATTATGAAAAAGTATCCAATTACATGATTGATAATTTGTCTCAATACCCCTTGTCCAAGTCTTCCGACGGAGAAAACGCTGATTCATGTTTGGGTATAGGGTATTTTCTTCCTTACGGCGAATCTATTAATTTTGGTCTTAACTATTTCAATGCAACCATATATGATTACAACCTTTCTTCTCCTACAATTGATATTTGTTTCAATCATCTTCCAGAAAATGCATCCTATACATTACTTAATCCGAACGGGCATAGACCAAATGTATCAAATGAAATACTATACCAATGGACAAATCTTTTCTATAATATAAACTTAAAATACCCACATCTACAACCTGGTGATTATGGAATTATCTCATTTGAAAACTATGTGCATGATTATGTTTCCGTGTTCTATTGTTATGGTACACATGAACAGGGAAACAATACTATGAAGGATATAGTATTTTTGTACAAAAAGATTAATGATATTATTGTACCAACAATTAATGTACGCGGGGACGCAAAAGTGATGGGTGATATGACTGTGTCATCCGTATCCAAAGATTACGTCAATATTGATCCAGATTATCCATTTTTTGGTATTGGGACAAATGTTCGCACAACCAATTACAAAACTATGTCGGACTATGTATCCGGTAAATTTTTCATTCCATTTAAACATAATTTCATTGTTTCTGGCAGTACTTATCCGAATGCAGTTATCCAAGTGAACAATGATGCAAATCTCTATAATTTCAATTATGATTATAGTGCTCATCCTTACCATGGATATGATAATGATACAATTAACGGCCTTCACGCAATTTCAGCATTCTCTGTTAAACGTACAGGCAAATATGGTTTATTTCATGGTATAGGTGAAGCTAGCAGTTTATGCGATATGCTGGCATATGTAGAGACAATTCGTTCTCAGCTTTATAGTCTTGCTGATATTGGATTAAATTCAATGGGAATCAGTGGCGAAGATGTACGAATTCCCTATCCACCTATTCAATATGGTGTAGATATTACTTATGAAGTCGAAGACCCTTATGAAAGCAATATAGTAAAGTTGGGAACAGTTGGTATGACATTAGAGGGTTCATATACTAATGATAATCAGGATAGCCATATCCCACATGGATTTAAATCGGGATTTAACGTAAAAGCATGGGATTCGGCGAATGATAATTCCGATGAATATCAACGAAGTATCCTATATGTGGATTATGGTGGAAATGCTACGACGAACGCATTAAATTTGAAAGGCGACCCCATATTCTTGTCAGACAGATATATACCTACCGTACAAGTGAATGGAGGACGAAACTACGGTACAGCACTCACCGTTGAAAATGGAAACGTTGACATCAACAATGGAAGTATCAACGTGGGCGGAGATATAAATGTTTCTGGTTCTATTCATTATAATATTGAAACAATTGATGCATCATGTTCATTGACTTCGCCATTATTACGGTTATATACGGTGAATGATACAGATGGTCAAATTACTATAATATTGCCCAACCCATCATCTGATATGGCAGGCGTGTTTATTAAATTTAAACGAGTAATTAGTAGTAGTAATAGTATTGTGTTTAGAAGTGAAGGTAATACTTCCTGTATTATTGGAGAATCCACAATAAGTACAAATCCATCTGTTTCTATTTCAACAAATACGTATAGTGTAGAGTTTGCATACACAGATACTCGAATATTACAATTATAATGATCATTTTATTGTGTGATTCTGTTCCATACTTGATACGTTGCAACAGTAGGATGTAATGTGTTTCAGTCGATAAGTGTTGTACTTTTATCCGGAATTGCAGAAATCTGAACCAAAGGATGTACTCATTCAAACACCTCGTACCCTTACACCTACTAATGTACTGCGTGCACGATATATTTCACCCAGTCCAAGCCCTGCCAGGAGTCGATTAAGGGCTATCGGTGGATAAATACATTTACAAAACAGATAGAGAAATCCGCCTTTTTGTAGCCAAAATGGTTACAAAAACATGTATAGCCCTTAAGTAGAATAAAGTTATAATGTAATGCAAACCATATTGCATTATATTATATGTTGTACGCGGTGTATTTTATGGTGTGTTTACCGGTGAATTAGATGGACTTATAAGTGGGTTAGGAAGACTTTTAATCTTTTGAACTCTTTTCTTTTGCACGCGTTTTGTATTCTTGGGTTTTTTTTGAACAGGTGGTGGAATAAATCCTCCCCTCATACGTTTTGTCCCGCGTTTTCCGGATTTCCTACTATTTCCTCCCTTTTTTCCTCTGTATTTTTTTGTACGGCTTCCACCGCGGATAACAGGAACAGCATCTCCTAAAGATTCGTATCTCGCAGTAATTCCGCCCGTGCCCGTCCAAGAAGGACAAGGAATTATTTTATCGTTGTATATTGTTGGAAAAGATCCTGCCATAGACATTGTATTTCAATAAATTCTTATCTATTGTATCATGAGAATTTATTTGTTTGTTTGCATCTATAGTTTACTAATATGGACGATCTTATCCGAAGTTTGTACTGTACGTATTGGTGTCCATCGCTTGAATTTGTAGTTGAAAATGCATTCGATCGCAACAGTTTTGTTTAGATCCACGTATTTATCTAAACGCATATCTTGAAAATCGTCTTCGTCGTCGCTTTCTTCGATTGCGTCTAAATTCCGATTTTCTTTGATGTTTCGAAACAGTCCATTCATGAAAACACTCGTTTTACAACTCGGGATGGACATTATACCGCAATAGACTCGTGCAGAACCTTTGCCATACGCATATAGGTGATAAATATCATATTGCAAATCGGCTTTTACTTCGAATATGGTTGGTATTTTATATTGTGGTTTGGAATAATCCAACCGAGCAATAGTTCTTATATCGGGCGATAAAATACCCATTGTTTTTATCGCTGTTGTTATCGGCGTCGTTATACCGGAATAACCGGGATTTATTTTATTGCTGGGGGTGGTATTTATAACCGGATAGATAGGATTGGCATTCATACTTTTATATGTAATTGACCATGAAGAATGCGAATCGGCAGGTGCAGATTGATTTCTGCGTTGGTTTAAATGACTAGAAATGGTAGTTAAACATCTATATTGAAGATGGTGTATCGTATATGGAATTGTATGAATTATCGTCGCAATATCTTGTGTAGGATGACTCCACATAACAGGCAAAACAAAACGGGGTTGTGTTTTTGATAAACACTCGGGCGAATTTTGCAAAAAATCGTAGAGAAATCCTAGTTTTTCAGCAACGGATAACTTTGCTAAAGGAAGTCCTTTGTAAAAATAGATATCTTCAAATACAAAAAAAGAATCCGTATTTTCTTGTGAAATTGAAGAAATAGATCCGTATATAACTGTATTCATAGCGAGATGACATGGTATATTATTTGCAATCTGTTCTATTTGCACCACCTTCTTATCACGACCTAGTGTTAATAATAAACAAACATTTTGATCGTTTAAAAAAGTAAACCATAAAAATCCCTTCTTCCCCTGTGGAATAGCTATACATAAATCGTAATGGTCGGGAACTTTCTTATGTGATATCGTTTCATAGGAAAGTTCGAATGCAGGGAATCGTTTCATTATATCGTTAGTTTTATTTACGGTTAAAATCATATCGTACGGTTTTATTTATGTGTCTATATTGTATTATACAATATATAATAGTATTTATATCTTTTACACTTGATAATATTTTTTCATAGTATTGCTCATACTGTTATCCTATAGCAATTAGCAAAACCCTTTTGCATTTATTCGTTTTTTTCGAATAACACACTGGTTATTTTTTAATCCAACGTAAAAATATTCATAATTACCAATGAGATTCTTAATCATAAAAGGGTCGCCGGATAACGAACTGTCTGGATAAATATCTTCTATAACGTAAAGACCCCCATCATTCAAATATGGGAAAAAGTTAACCAATGTCTTTTTTTGCGCTTCATCCCAGTGCCAACCGTCATCAATAATGATGTCAAATTTAATATTTAATTTATTCATGGTTTCATTTACAACAATAGGATTGGTAGAATCACATAACAATGTTTTGATACGATCCTCTTCGAATTGCGTATCTGGTTGAACATCAGCTCCGTAAATTCTACTATTTATAAAATACTCATTCCACGCTCTCAAGGACGCGCCCGGTTTATAAGAATCTGGCATATATCCTTTCATTGAGGAACATGCGTTTTCTTTCATAGTACCAATACCAATTTCCAAAACGTTCAATTCTTTATGTTTAATCGAGTCAAACAATACTGAATAAAGATGAGAATACCCATTACGATCTTTATCACTTTGATATTTGTTAAATAGTTCCGCTAAATCCATTTATTAATAGTATGAATACATCTATTTTATTTATCTTATTTATCTTATTTATATTATTTATATTATTTTTCAATATACGGTTAAGGGTTAAGGTATAAGTTAAGGGCTATCCGTGTTTTTGTAGCCAAATGGCTAAAAAAGGTGGATTCATCTCTATCTCAATCTGTTTTGTAAATGTATTTGCAGCCTTGAAGATTTTATAACTTGTAAAAATGGGACGCTCTAAAAGCGTCCCACTAGAGTTTCAAGGGCAACGTTGCCGATAAACCAATTTATAACTTGTAAAAAGGCAAACCATCATAGGTGGGTTGTCCCATTTTTCGAAACTTGTGAAATGTTCATCGGTGTATATACCGATAGACATCAAGTAAATATAATACATCATTCGGTGTTTCACTGCTAACTGAATGGCGCATTTTCATAAACTTGTGCAGAA